GCCGGGAAGGACTGCTAAGCAATCCTAAGCGGGTAGGGTTTTCAACCTACATACATACTCATAGTACATACCATTATTATAAATCGTAAAGATTTATTAGGAGGTGATCAAGTCCAACTGATGTGGTGACCAGTAGCAGGTAGGCAATTCCCCTATGTTAGGGTATTGCTGTCTGATACGGGAAGCACGATAAATTGAACCAACCGGTGTAACCCAGTGGGGAACATTGACCCATTTACCTTTACCTCTTACCGTTGATTTGGTAAAACGTAAAGCGTAAAGATTTGAAAGGTCAACGAAAAGATTCTGGCCAGCATGAACAGAATCACGACGAGGGACGTAAACAGGAATGTTTACGTAACATAATTCCTCAGGGTGATGATGTGTAGCTGAAAAGAAACCCCATTGTTTATCAACGAGTCTATTTAGCTTAGTTATGGCTAAATCAGATTTCATCTGTTTCTTCTTCCAATTATCATCATAAACATATTGAGATAAAAAGAGGTTGAAATCAGGCGGCTGCGGTCCCTTGCAAAGAACAGGGATGCATTCACAGATGACGGTATGCGCATTGCGTAATATTGCTATTACTGCTTCGTTGCATTGAGCAGCGTCGATAATTAACTTCAGTTTGTTGCAGATCGCAATAACGTCAGTAAAATTATCAGCCCATTCGAACTCAAATGACTGGATGTCAAATGTGTCAAATTGGAAAGCACCGCATGATTCACGAAAGAGACCCTTCAAAAAGGTCTTCTTATTGTTCGTCATGAAGGCAATGGATGACACAGTGTTGATGAAATCGTCGGCTACTTCTGCTTTGATGATAACATCATCTCCGTAAACCCGGCAGGTAGGATCAAAGATTCTACCTATCGACAGTAAGAGGAGGGTCATTACTTCAAAAGTAAAACCATTTCCCATACTTGAAAGTTTATTCGGTTCGATAAGATCTGAACCGAGTTGGACAGTCGACGAACGATACTGTGTCAAAACATACGATACATGCTTCGGAAAAAGAAGCTGTACCACCCACAGCAAGACGCTATCAGAAGCGTTTGAAAAATCAATAGTAGCATAAGAAAGATCTCGGATCATTTCTTTGTGCAATTCTTGAGCATCGTGAAATACAACTTTACCGTTAATATTCCGTGATGCGCCAAGATGATTCTTAGCTAAAGTTAAGCAGCGAGTAATTTCGCCCGCTACCCAACGCTGGAGAATCATATTGAAAGTGGGTTCAACGTCGATAAAACGGTCCGTTTCCTGGTTCTTCGGCACGGATGCGCCGCGGGCCCCAGGAACGATGGATATAACACCCATGAGGTGGCGAGAAAAGGTGTCAAACCCAGACTCTCCCTCAATTGGGACCATCAGACCGATGTGTTTTCTAGCGGCAGCCTTTAGGCCGCGATTATAATACACTAGATGGCAAACATCATCAACGACGTCAGCAGTGCATGTCCAGTGAGCTAAGTTGGAAAGCTTAGCAAACACCGATACGTGCCCAGTGGCCGAGGTATAAGACTCACCTGGGGTGAACTCGACTGTAATAGAATTATAGTCAAGTTTAAATGTTTTTAACCATTTACCCAAGTTAGCCTTTGCTTTCCGCAAAAAGAAAAACTCTTTTCCTTCCTGCCACAGATTAGTAATCTGAGGAATGCTCCCAAGATGTTGTTCGAACAATTTATAATTGTTAAAAGCAACGTCGCGGAGGCTCGACCCAGCAGGCTCGCCGAATTTAGAAACAATTCGGTGCTTGACTGTTATGTCGGCCGCATCAGAGAGGGAAAGAACATCCGAAAGGACGTTTGATTGGAAAGCAGGAATACTCGTGGACTTCAGTTGATCACAAGCGTTTAGCATTGCATCATTGCAAGCTTTAACGATATTCTTGTAATTAACGGAAGAACTGCGTCTTATTTGTCGTTTATTTTGACTTTTAGGCACAGTAATCACCACTTAAGCAGTAGTATCAGACGATACGATAGCCGCAGTAGGGTCAAGGAAACCCAAACCGGCGTTGCCGCTCGCGAAGAGTGTGTCAACGTTACGTTTGTGAGTTTCCCATTCTGCTTTTAAGGTAGCCAAGTTTTCGGCTGACCCTGAAATCACTGTGCGAATGGATTGGTTTTCATTCGGCATAATGACACAGGCATCTGCACAACCTTCCGGTTTAGGTGCAGGACGCTTATAAACAGATACATATTGACCTGAAACATTATTCAGTTCGGCTATACCAACTTTAACACGTTGGCGTAACAGACTTGCTGAAAATGTAGTTGATAAACGAGTTGGATCACTCCACACAATTTTATTTGCTGTAGATGTGATCGGTTGCATTGGCTTATTTGCCATGTGATTTTCCTCACTTTGGGCGCCACCCGGGATGGGTGCGCAGAAAATTGTCAAGTAGCTCGACTGATCTTTAAACGAGATCGATTCCATGATAAACTCATGGCGTCAAGATACCGGAAAAGGTTAAGTTTGGGGGAGAAAGCAAGCCCCCCGCACAGCCGCGGGTCAATGACCTGACGGGTGTAGAAGTTAATGTCGACGATCACCATAGCTGAGGGGATATTCTTTAAGTGGAATACCTTTTTATCATCAAAGCGCCAACTAGCAGTTGCCCCAGAATCATCTGAGTAACCGCCAGTAAACCCTGCGATGACGTCACCAAAGTTGACAAACCAGTCGACGACGAAGGACAATGTCAACAGCTCCCAAGCTGTTGTAAATGGATTAACTGAAAGAGTCTTCCCGATGTTGTTTTCGGGTGACAATTTTGATTTAACCATCACATTGTGTCTCGGTTGAGAAACCAAGTTTTCTTGATCAAGATTCCATTCCAAAGGAATTCCAATGTTGATTGCTTTAGCAACAAAGTCCCGCGATGTCATAAATTCAGAAGTCGAGTTGGCAATTACGTCCAATACGTCCTGAGATTGATAATAAAGCGGCATGATCTCGTACCGAAAAGAAAGCCATAGTGAGGCTGCCTGAGTGGCAAATTCACGTATCATTTTCTTTTCCTCTCGAACACGCATTTTATCTAGGGCTTTTAAGGCCTTTTCTTTCCGTTGCCGCAATTTTACAATAATTGCAGGCTTACGGGCAGATGCGATCTTACGATCGTACTTAGATACAATTTGTGATCTTCTTTCTGCGAAAGACACCCCGAGCTTATTACGGATACGTTGATGCGCTTTATTTAAAAAGAAGCGACGACGTTTAAAATCTTTAATAAGCGATCCGAGGTAACCCAACGCATCGAGAAAAGAAGAGAGAGTCTGTGGGATTTCAGCCATAGCGGTGAGGAAATCCATCCGTTTTGTGTTGTTGTCTGCCCAAACTTGGGTGACTAACCCAGTATCTGGTACCAACGAATCCTTAAGGCGATTAAAAATCTCTTTCGGACTATAAAACGTTGGCATTACCCAACCAGTTACGTACTTACGCCGGCGCATGCGCCAGTTTTGGAAGTAACGAGGGATAATGAAGTGACGTTTGGTATAATACCAACGTTCACCAGCAACAACAAATCCGGCGGATGACGCCAAACTACTGTCAATTCGATAATCGTAATCAGGAGTACTTGAAATGTCCTTCTGACCGGCGACTAGTTTAACAGTAATCTTTCCATCACTGGTATACGGTGCAACAACAATGTCACCAGCTTTCACACGCTGTTGAAAATTTCCGTTGCTGACCGGTCTGCGTTCAACTGTAAACTTGTTCACAATATCAGCAGGCTTAGGATCAGGTGTCCCGATCACTGAAGCATATCCAGTAAAGCGTCCGTCAGGGCCCCATTCGGGGCCAATGACATCACGACGAGCTTGCGCGGTGACCATGATAGAATTTCTCATGGAATCCCGCAGCGATTGTGGCATGGTATGAATACCCGCAGCAACCCAAGGGCCGCTCGGTGCATAATCACCATTATTTGAATAAGAGGGTTGCCCCTCGCCAGAATCGCGGATACTTTCAGGTACCCATTTGTACATGTTCATGACACCATCTCCTAAAAGGTATAATGGTAATACATAAACAAGGCAGTCAACAATGTTAGTTGAAAGCTGAGTATGATGAAAACCGCATAGGGAAGCAAGGCTTTTGTCCTTTTCTTCATAAAGTTATCTCCTGGTAGTTTTTAATTACCACAAGATAACTCGCGGTACTAGTATCGTGAGTAAGACGTGATGTGAATCACGCAAAGTCGAATTCGATTCGGCTTTCAGCGAACCCCCTCCGGGGTTCACTCC